GGTTTGCGAATTCACCGAAAACCCGCAATGCTGCCACATCGTATGCTTTTGCTGCTTCAATCTCAGTATTGAATCTACCTAAAGTTCTTCCTTTATTTCCGTCTTTAATTCCAGCGCGCCATTTTCCCCTAGTGGAATCCCAGGCTACGCCGCGATATCCGCTGACATTTCTCTTATTTAATCCAGCATTACCCTGGTTTTGTTTATTTGTGCAAATTCTTAAATTATTTCTCTTGTTGTTTAAACCGTTTCTGTCTATATGATCTATGATTTTACCTTCCGGGTTCTTTAGCAATAACCTATGCAAAGACAACTTTTTACAATCACTACTTCTTATATAAACAGTATTGTGAATTGGCTCTCCGTACCAGTTTATAGACAAAACCAATTTGTCGTCTTGGTCATCAACTTCAAATTCGTATCCGTTTTTAGTCTTATGTTTTGACATAAGATAATTATAACACACATCCCAAAACAAGTCAAGCCTCAGTCCAGTAAAGAACTGAGGCTTGTATTTAAGTTGTTGATTCTAAAGGCTAAGACGCCCCCTGCGATCCCCACAGACCGAGCGCGTCTGTCCAGCCTACGGCGTATCGTTCACGGCTCTTGAATTTAACATTTCCTGTATTAAAATCACCATCTTTCTTGGTTTCCATTTCAATACGTTGGAACAATTTCAAACCATCAGGAACATTAGTCTTAAGGAACCACGCGTCCGAGTCCGTAAGATAATGATTCACCGCATAACCTTCCGGCAAAACACCCATCTCGACAATAGCCGAAATGTCGTTGTCGCCAGTGGCAGTACGATAAGGAGAAGCTAAAATACGCTTTGCGATGAATTGAAGGCCAGTCGGAATGATCATTTTAGTCGCCTTAGCAGCGAATATTAGACCGCGCTCATCAACCCACTGAGAGATAGCGATAATCGCATTCTCAAGAGTTCCCTCATTCAAATCGGTACCAACGGCAGCAAAGTTGCTATTGGTCTGACCGCTATATGTAGGATGTGCGACGTTACATAGCGAAACGCCATCGCCACCAGTAACTGAAGCGCTAAACGCAAAATTAAGAACATTAGCGCAATTATACTCTTTTGTCTTAGCCATTGACCGACCAAGCTGAGTAGCATAACGCTTACCAAGGCTATCATAAAGATCGTCTTCAATTGCTTCCTCCGTAAGGACAAAACCAAGAGCAAACGTAGTCATGACATACTTAGCAGACCAAACTTCACCGGCTTGATCGTCAAACGTAACCGCAGAACCTTCATCCTTAACTTCAGATCGACCGAAACCTACAAGCTTCAATTCCTCTTCGAACGAACGCTCAGACGATTCAACATCAAAAATCTCAGTCCATTCACGCTGATAATCTTCATAACCCAAACCAATAAGGGCATGTAGACCAGGAACCAACTCTTTTTCTAATTGCGCCCTTGAAATAGGCATATATTTTTACTCTTAAATCCTTTTCTTATTTATTATCTTTTAAATATTCAGACATATTGTTTAAAATAGATTCAGAATCCTTTACTAAACCTAGAACTTTATTGCATCTTCCGCACAACCAACCTCGAAATTTACCTGTTTCGTGACAGTGATCAAGGGCTAACGACTGCGTTTTGCCCGTCCTGTGCTTTGACGTTTCTGGATTTTTACAAATCTCACAAACCTCAGGTCTTTCTCTAGTTGGCTCAGGTTGACCTTTATTCTTTCTGAGCTTTTCTGGATTATTTTTACACCAAGAAACTTTATACTGTAAGTTTTTATTATTCCAATATTTGGAACATTCCCGACAGTCTCCGCTAATACCCCTTATGGAGATGTGGCCATTTTTACAAGGTTTACCTGTAAAATAAACCTTTAGCCCCTTTTCTATAGCTTCCTTGCGTGAAATTATTTCCATTTAAACAAATAGACAAAATAAAAATTAATGAGACCCAGCTTGCGAGAAACTATGTGTTCCCGAATTCCACGAAACCCAAATCTTTGTAAACGCATCTCCCGGAACATTCGAGGGATCATGATCGAAACCTACGATACGAAGCGGTAGAGTAGAAGTGGTAGCAGCATCAGCAGCAACCGCAAACACTCGGCTAGTCCGATTTACTAAATCGTCAGAATTAAATCCACCAAGATCAATATTCAGACCCAGAGCAGATGCTGCAACAGGACCATTAGCCTGAACCACAAACCGCTCAACTGGAGAATCTGCAACTAGAACAAAGACATTAGTATACAGAAGATTAGTAATAGCATTGGCTGCTAGAATCTGGCTATTAACAAAATAACGACGATTTACATTATCGGTATATTGAAAACCCATAGCTACACCAATCGGAGTATTAGCAGAGACCGTACCTGAAGCTGCATTAGCCGTAGGAACAGTAATAGAACCGGCAACCAAAGCCACGGGATCACCAACTGCAATCGCGTTAGTATTGTTGGTCGTTAGAGGATATAGGGTGGTAGCACCATGCCAAGGTTCAGATGACCGAGCACCGGCAAGACGCAAACCCGTAGGATTGTAAACAAGAGACATATTTTTTTCCTTTTAAGTTAAAAATTAAATTGCAAATTCTGAGGTAATTGCTACCCATGACCGCTTTGCAGCTTAACGCTGTTTTGTGCAGGTTTATACCTGATTTGCTAAGAGTTAACTTAGAAGATTGTGCGAGGGATGAACCGCTCTAATTAAATAATATCATTTAATACTAATATATCTTGGGTCTATTATGCATTAGCCGACGTACTACCGTGACGCATTAAAAACAACCCGTTTTCATATGCATTTTCAGATTTAACAAATTCTCTATCGTCTTTGTCAAACCAAAACAAATCTGCTGGCTTTTCAGGTCCCTTAGTGGTAAACATTTTAAGATTTATAGATAAATCATCAGGCTCACCTTTATCTAACCAGGATTGAATCAATCTAAGATCCCTATAATGTGTCACTATAAGAATCCGTTCATCCTTAGATGTTTTAGATTCTAACTTTTTAAATAATCCCAATACCCTATTTTTAAATTGATTTAAACTTTCTCCTTTTTCTCCAGACTTGGAGCTTATTCCAGGCAAAGGTTTATCGGGAGTCTTTAGAATATAATCATTCATCTCCTTAATTCTAGAGTCTGTAACAGGTTTACCCTCTAAAGATCCTAAATGCATAGGCCTTAATTTTGGAGCAGATATGAGTTGTGCTTGTGGAGAATATTTAGCTACACATTTGGCCGTTCGTGTAGTCCTAACTAAATCACTGTGATATATAGTATCCCATTTATTTTTAGTCCTACTCCCTACGGTCAAAGCATCCAAAACGCCTTGGCTGTTGAGGGGTATATCCCAGCTGCCCCGGAAGAGTTCCGTTTTAGACATTTTCATCCTCAAATCTTTTCAAATAATCAACTGCTTCACAAAGATCAGACAGAGTATCACCCAGCAATCCTATTCCGGTATTACATTTTGAGCATAACCATCCTCTGAATTTACCTGTTTCATGGCAGTGGTCCAAGCATAGTGATTTAACTTTTCCATTTAATTTTGAAGACTCAGGTTTATTGCACCGTTCGCAAGTCTTCGGTTCAGATCTTGTAGGTTGCGGTAATCCTCTGTATTTTCTACTGTGAGATTTAGATTTTTCTATATTAGTCATATACCATTTTTTATTTTTGTCTATAATCTTTCTTGGATCTTCCATATAACGCTTAGCGTCTGCTTTTTTTCTGTGTATCTTTACCTTATCGGGATTATTGGCTTTCCATTGGTTTCTTTTGTCAGGATCAGATTTGTATCTTTTGCGATCATCCTCTCTGGCGCATTCTAAGCACCCTCTGGACACAGTTCTATAATCAAAATGTCCACGTGAACAAGGCTTTCCTGTATAGTACCTATCCATTCCTCTTTCTAGTGCTTCTTTCCTTTGAACTATCTCCACAATACCCTTTCTTGGCCTTCTAAGGCACCTACAATGAATCGAAGGGACAATATGATACCATATTGCCCCTATTGTGTTTTAATTTATCCTAGAGCGTTCTACGGTTGTTTACCCCTAAAAATAGAAGGCTTACTAGATTCTGTAAACTTCTTGATATAAGGGTTGCCATTGTCTTCTTCCTCAAAAGATCGTTTAGCCGCCTGATAAGCTCCTAAAGCTTGAAGTTCACACTGTTCAACGTCGTACTTTACAATGTTTGCATCAATCTTCATAAGAACACATCCGCTCCTTTGGATCATTCCATTACGAGTCAAATGAGCCAAATGAGGAACTTCCTCAGGCTTAACCAAAACCCAACCACGGTCCATACGTTCAGCTACAGCTTCTTTATCCTCAATTGTCCCAGACTTATCTACATATATACGAACGTATCTAGCTTTAACATCTGGCCCTAGATCAATATTCATCGGCATTGCTCCCTTTGGAATCCAATTCTTAGGACGCTCCGAAGCCTTTCGTATAACTTCGGATCTATTAAGTCTCTGATTGGGTCTAGACATTCTTATTGTTCACCTTCATTATTTCGATTGCATATCGCTTTAAAGCTGCTGGGTTTTTATCAAGGCCTAAAGTCTTAGCCCTCTTCATCTGGCTCTCCGTTAGAGCAATCTTGTTTCCTCTAATTGGGCTATTTTCAGAACCCCTAGATGCTTGCCTTACTGCTGGTGCCGTCACAGGACTCCTTTTTACTCCAAATGCTGAGGGAAACTTAGAACGCATCCCTTTGTCAATTCCCTCGAAATATTCATCAGAATCGGCCTCAACGCCTTCCGCTTGAAGTTTTCGATCTAACGCAATAGCATACGCTGACTTCTCATCAGCCCCACTAGGATTAAACCAGGGATTCTTTTGAAACCAATTAATCCTGGAAACAGGTGTAGATGGAGGTTTCGATTTAGTTTGTACCTGCTGTGCCTGCTTTTCTGCTTCCTGCTTCTGAGTCTCAATTAGAGTTGCTTGATCCTCTGCTTGACGACGCAATTGAGCCAAATTAACCTTAGCATCAGTTAGCTTTTCATGAGCTTCTGCGATCTGATCAGCATTACCAGTAAGAAGAGCCTGCTTGTATTCCGCCTGTGCAGACTTAGCAATTTGAGTAAAGCTATCTTCTTGATTCTTGATAGACTTTGTTAAATTACTGGAAAGTTTTGCTTCTAAAGCTGACAACCTTTCAGCTTGAGACTTAGCAAACGCCAAAATTTCATTCTTCTCTTGGGCTTCTTGGTCCCGTTGACGAGCTAATTCTGTAGCAGAAGCTCGAAGCTTACCTATACGCTTCTTTACAGATTTACTATAGTCATCGTCGTTATCTTCCCCAACAACTTCCATTGGGTCCTTGGACCACTTCTTTTTAGTGTCCTTTACGACTTCAATTTCAATCTCTTCTTCCGGCTCGTCTTCAACTTCTACTTCTTTGGAAGGTTTGGAGTGTTTATGATATCCACCATCTGCAAAATCTTCAGAATCAGGTTCTGTAGATTCTTCTCCGTCTAGTTCTAATATTTCTTCCTCAGTCATGTTAACCCCTCTCCACTAAGTCCAAGTATGGAACCACTGCACAAATACTATCGTCGTTTATGATTCTCAAAGATCCTGGAATTAGAGAACTTCGGATTCTTGATCCTGAATACGGAGATAAAACTACATAATCGTTAGGCTTACACCAAGGACCACTTGGGTACTTGTCAATATCCCTATAGGCATCTGGCCCAAGCTGAAGAACTTTAGCAACGATGCTAGCGTTGTCGTAACGCTCCGCTGCTGTTTCTGGAAGAACTAATGTGTTTTTATATTTAGCTACTTCTTGAGACTCGCAAAGCTCTACTAGTAATTGATACCCCACCGGAAGAATCATAGTCGGGTTTGCAAAATTCCCATATATAGGGTCATTTGGCGAAATCGGTTCAATCATAATTATATTGCGTTTCCTATCATTTAAACGTTTGCAAGCTGTTAAGCTCGTAACTATATGATCCCATTTAGTAATCTGAATCTTGGGATCTAATATATGTATCTACAATTTCTCTTATTTTAGAATCTATCATTTTAATAGCTTCAAGTTTACCTAACGCTTTTTGATATTGGTCATATGAGGGAAGATTTCCTAGAATCTTACCCTCAGCTGCCTTTTGTTCTTCAATCATCATCTCAGCTATTGTTTCTAGAACTTTTCCCATTATTCACCTCCCGAACTAGGAGCAGGAGGATTCTCGGCTTGGGTTTGTGCAGTATCTGCTTGCTGCTGTGAAATTTGGTCCTGTTGAGTGCTATGATGATGATCTAGCATAGTTTGAGCCATACTATGAGCCAACTCATTATGAGCCAGATCATTATTCATCTGGGCGGTAGTAGCCTGCAATTGGTTTGCAGCTTCTGTATTCTTCGCTTGTGAAAGAATTTGAAGCTCTTGTAGTTCAAATTGTTTCGCCTTCCATTTGTCGTCCATAGCCAGCTTAGCCTGATGCATATGAACTTTGTTTTGCTCAGCCTGTGCTTTAATCTGTAGCTGTTGCTGTTCCAATTGAAATGCTGGGTCGGCTGCTTGTTGCGCTGCCTTCTGCTGTTGTGCTTCTGAGGCGTGTTGTTGTGCTACTTGTTGCGCAGCATTGGCGACTAAAGAAGACAGAGCAGACTCGATTTGAGGATCATCAGGTGTACCTAATGGAGGTAATTGTGTTCCTAGTTGTTTCTCGATCTGGTTGCGATAGCTAAATCCATAATGCTCTGCAATATGACTTTGAATACCAGCAGCTAAAGCTCCTGCCTGAGGAGATCCCTGGAACTCCTGTGCGTACTTTTGATCTGTCAATAAGGCCATATGAATTGTAATATGGCTATCGTGATCTTGGAATGGAAAAGCTTTAGCAGGTTTACCGGTAAAGAATCCTACGTTTTCACTGATAGCGTCCATTGGAACCATTTTGCTTTTGTCTGGTACTAATAGATTAGCGTCTGGTAAACCCATAGCTGTAACCATAGATCTTGCCACGGCACTCAAATCAAAAACTCCAGGAGCTTGCTGAGCTTGCTGGGCCACAGCTTGAAGCTGTAGAATCCTCTGAGACATAGTAGAAGACGTTGGATCACCAGAAGGAACTACAATAATCTTCATATCTGGGTTAATCTTCAAAAGATCACCAAATATAGACGAATAAACCTCAGGCTCATAATCCTTGATAAAATCAACAATCAATCTAAGCTCTTGACCAAACGAGGTGTGCATACGCTTTTGAACCGCATTTGACACCTCAGTCTGCCTCTCAAGCAAGGCTAAAGTAGTTCCTACTGGAGCATTCTGGGATGACGCACTAATATCAAGATCTGCCGTAGAGCTAAATGATTTAGCCTCAGCTATAATCATCTGAAGTAAAGTTAACAGAGTCTGCGAAGGTTCCTTAAAAGGAAGAGGATAAAATGCCTTAGCTAATTGCTCTGCATCAATCTCAACATCTCTAAGCTCTCCTGGTGTAAGAGGAGCCTGAGAGTTCATCCTAGCATCACGTGATTTGAATAAAGCAGGAAGATTAGCTAGAGTACCCGCATCAATTAATTGTCTTAGAATTTTAGTAGCAGCAGATGAAAGCTGACCTACCAACTGAACCAAACCTAACCCATAAGATCCATCCGAAGGAATATAAATATAACGAGCGAAGTTAAGAATCTTACCTTTCTTAGAATCTTCCTCTTTCCAATTCCTACGAATAGATAAGATTTTATTTGTGCTTTGATCTATAGTAATTACGTAAGGAAGTATTCCTCCATTAGAATGAACGTCTTCCTCAAAATAATAATTAATATACACCTCATAAAGACGAACTCCGTCTTTATTATGTACTGAAATCTCTTGTCCAATTAGTTTCGATTTGGTCTCTTCGACTACTCCAATTTCCTCTTCAGCATCATGTAGAATCTCAGAAAGGTAAAACCCCGATTCTTGGAGTTGTTCTACTTCTTGGCGCGTTCGTCTTATTTCATGAGTGTATCTCGGGCATATCTCTAGATTATCATACGCATATGGTATAATGAAATCCTCTGCGGGGACGTACTGGGTTACCGCTCGACTTAGGAAATCATCATAATAAACTTTCTTAGCCGCCCATCCAATCTGTGCAAGTCCAAATAGAAGCCTGTCTGATTCGGACTGGGTCTCTTGCATCACTAACGTAATATGGTCATTTAAATTACTTTGAGCTTTTCCGACTGCTATTTGTAGATCTGGAGTAATTTCAACTCCTTTAATATTTATTACCGCTGGTCCATTTGATGGATATAATTTTCCTAAAGCCCTAGACTGGAATCGTACTATACCCTCCAACATCATAGGAGCTACAACACCAGCCGCACCCTGCCATGGGGTGCTTCTGGCTTCGTTCATTTTAATACCAAGATACTGAAGAGAATCCTTATATTCCATCTCCCAGCGTTCTCGACTTTGCTTGTCTTCCTCAACAAGCTCTACAATTTCTGTTCCAATTTTGTTTAGGATTCCAGGTTCAATGTCTTCAGCAAGATTACCGTCGAATTGTTGTACAGTAACTTCTAGATCTTCGGATTCTTCAGAAGGTTCGTATCCTTCGTCTCCTTCCTCTAATGTAATCTCAAGAGCCGGAGCGTCTGGATCTTGGTCTCCACCAGGGAATTGAAGTAGGTTAGATTTAGGTACTATTGGTTTCCCAATCTGAGACATCGGATCTTGAGTAATAGCCATATGTATCTATTATACTTTAATAGAATAATATAGTTGGTTATTGATGTAGCATAATCTACTAGTAAAAACCTTCAGATGGAGGCATATAAACATCATCGCCAGAAATTCTCTTTTCAATAGGAAGAATTATAGATCCTCCCTTCTTTAGATGCCTAATACCATGTGCTAACGCGTCTGTTAAATCATCATGCTCTGTTGCTGGGAAGTCGTTAGCCTGAAGTAAAACTCTATGATTCTGAGTAGTCGGAATATAAAAAACTAAACCAGAATGAAATAAATCAGCTACAGAATTCAATCGTGTAATCTTATCCTCAGTCCCTTTTACCCTAGCAGCCGTAACTGATATACCAGCTCTCCTCATATCCTGAAGTAAGATGCTACCACTTCCCTTGTCTTCTATTAATGTAACATCTGGGGAGTAATCTTTTTGCCACTCTATGATCTTCCTCTTAAGCTCTGGATATTCCAACTTGATCTCAGCGGAATGTAATAGAATAACAGCGTTATACTTCTCTTTCTTATCCTCGTCTTTATATTCAAACACCCCTAATAATACCATTGCGCTAGGATCTGCTCTATTTGTTTTAGTGTAAGAGGTATCTAGGGCCATAACCAAATATTCAATATCTGGAGGAATAAAATCTACCTCACCATCAGATCCCTTAACAGGCTCGCTTTTATCCCACTTCCTCCATTTAGACGAAGGTATTATACTACCCTCCATGAGTATAGGTGACTGTTGAAATTGAGCTTCCCAAAGGTCCAATCTTCCGGATGCAAAGAATTGATGCTTTTTAGAAACAAGCATCTCGGTAGTCCAAAACTCCGGGAAAGTACTCTCTTCGTTCTCATCTAACGCTGGAAACTCGATAGATAAGAATTGATCTGCTTTCTTATCGGCTTTGGCTAGGGCCTTAACTCTTCCAATTGGATCTGCCTTGCTCCATCTAGTGGCTATATGAAGTATCCTACCTCCAGGCTGGATACGTTGGAGAGGTCCCTTAAAATACCACTCCCAAGCTTTATCGAAAGATTCAATATCTCCCGCAGCGGCTTCCTTTTCTCCTACAATATCATCTAGTATAAATAGGTCTGCTCCAATTCCCTGGATTGAAGTGGTTGCTCCTACAGCATAATAGGTACCACCATGATTAGTTGCAAACCTACCCTTCGACTTTGAATCTTTTGTTAGATACACCCCTGGAAATATACGCTTATAAATATCGCTATCAATTATCGCTTTTACCTGTCTTCCAAATTCGGTAGCCCTTTCATCGACCGCTGAACCTTGAATTATCTTTTGATTTGGATGATTTCCTAAATAGAATGCAGGAAGACAAATAGATCCAAATGTACTATTATGAGTCGGAATCATTCCTTTTCCTGCAAGATAAAGATGTGAAGGATGATCTACCTCGATACAAACAGTGTCGCCTACTCCGAATTCCTCAATGTCGATATAATGATTAGGTCTAATTTCTCCAAATTTAGAATTATCATTTTTATATTTTACGGATGAAGCATTTTTCATAAAGAAAAATACAGTCCAGCATTGCCCGCAATCTTTTCCATATAGCGTGGCCGTATCTTCAAGAATTGAACACTTAATGCCCAAGCTGACAACCAATTCTTTATATCCCTCTGCTAATTCTTTTTTAACGGAAGTTATTGACCACATTCCTGTTGTATTGCTACACGATCCGTCTGTATCCAATATCCCCCTAAGCAGAGAAAGCCTATTATCCCTTGACGATCTCAAATAAGAAATTGGTATATGCTTGTTTCCAAGCAAATTATTATCCCTCAACAAGATCTGCAATCCAAGAATTCCGTAATTCTTAGGATCTGAATTTTGACTTAAAGTAAAACCATCATTTTCTATTCCCTCAAGAACCTCTTTTGTACATGTGCCGCACTGTGTAATTCTTCCAGCATCGGAGTGCCCATCTCCAAGCCAAGCACCAAGGGTGTACGGAGGAATTGGTAAACTAGACTCATTAGTATCCAGGCATCCGTTAATTTCTACCATTGGATTTCTTTTATCAGAATTTTTAAGTTTTCTATCAAAAAGATATTTAGCTGTCCTTATACTCTTGACTTTTCTTTTTCTACACAACCTAACTTCCCATTCATGATTCTCATCACAAATTACATCGTTTCCAGTATTTGAAAAAACCCTATATAGCGGTCTATCTTTCCATATTGGAGACACGTTGGTAATTTTAGTTATAGATCCATCTGGACCAAAAACAGAATCTCCAACTTTTAATTCACCCATTCTGCTCCAACCGGACGGAGTTGGAACTACCTCATCAACGCTCAAAGCTTTAGAAAATCTTGGCGGCATGGAAATAGTTACACGCTTTTGATCTCTAAAAGTCATATCTTCAAATATCTTAGCTACTTGATGATGTTGCCCTCTGCTACTAAAAACCAATCCAGGCTGACCGCAAAGTCTAACAAAATCCAAAAAATTAGTCCTAGCAGATTCAATTAGAGTCATTTGTTTAATCTGCTCCAATGACTCCATTATTTGAATTGCTTCCTCATCGGAAAAGGAATCTATATTCTCATGGATATATTTTAGTAGTTCATCAGTTTCATTAAAAGTAGACATAGAAATAGGGATAGATTTCTCTATCCCTTATTATATCATAAACTAAATTATAAATTAATTAATCAAGGCTAACGCTGCGATATAATCTCTACTATCCTTACGATAAATAATCAAAGGTTTATTCTGTGAATTATAAATCAAACTAGCTTGACCTTGAACTCCTTTAAGGGCCTCATGCATAAACCTCCAATTAATATTGAATACGATATCACCAGAGTATACACAATCGCACTCCTCATCATTATCTCCAATATTACCAAAAGATGTAACCTTAATTGAATTATTGGAAACAACAATATTAACTCTAGTATCAGCATCCAAAGAAACTGCAACACGGTTTAATACGTCTCTAAGATCCTCAGAGTTAACAACAATCTCAGGAGTGTCATTGCTAGGAATCATACTTCTCCATTTAGGAAGTTTAGCATCTGTATTCCTAAAGAACATAACTGTAGATTCTTCAAAATAAATAATAGTAGTATTGGTAGTCTTGGATATAGAAACTTTTGATGTATCTTTCAAAAGTCGTTTAACATCATTTGCAATCTTCTTTGGAAGAACTACAGAGATTTCGGTTTTATTCTCTGAAGTCTTCTCCGAATAAATAAGTAGATTTCCCTGAGTGGCTGTGGTTGAGATCTTATTTGATTCGATGTTTAAATGAACGCCGTTAGTATATGCTTTTCCAGGATCATCGCCAGATGCTTGAATCACGTCATCAATTAATGATACTAAATCTTCTGAATTAACGATCTCTCCAGGAGTTAACTCTGGGAATTCAGGAATATTAATATCTTTAAGCTTAAGATTGAAACTACTCTTGCCACATTTCAAAGACAAAGTAGTAGCATTCTTCTTTAACGTTACCTCTTCCTCTCGACATCTAGAAACCCACTCTGAGATCCTTTTAATGTCTACTAAAACTTCTCCGTTAATATCGGACTTAGCATTACAAGATCGAGAAATGCCCATATCCATATTTATTGCAGTAAATTTAACAACACCATCATCTACTTTAATCTTAGCCAATCCTTGAATCGGACTGGTAGAAGAAGTTTCTACTCCGCAATTAATAGTGGATATACACTTAAGAAGTTCCAAACGATTTATAGTGAATCTCATGTATTTATTGTATCTTTAGTTTCGTTATTTGTCAAGAGTTTTTTTATAATTACGCCAAGACTTATAACAATGTTTGCACAATACTAAATTATTAGCATCTTGTAAATTAATATCCTTATCAAGTACTAATATTAACCCTGCTCTGTAAGAATGTTGCTTGAACTCAAATTCGTGATTTCCCTCAAGGCAATCTAATCTATGTTGTACTTCTGTAATAGATTTCGCAGTTGCATAATTGCGTTTACTTAAAAAAATTCTACTTAAAAATCCCATATGCTTATTTTACCACTATTTTAAATTTTGTCAATCACTTAATTTTGATTTGAAGTTGGACCTGTGGACCATAAAGCTTTACACGTGTAGATAATGATCCATTTTTATTTTCCAAAACCACTATGATTCCCTGTATCCCGCCCATTCCTGGATCTTCATAGTCCTCTTCAGACGGCGATGCTGATATATCGCGACTATTCTTACAACTGATTTCTTTAGCTGTGTACGGATGAGAATGTATATCTCCAAGAATAGCTAACAGATTGAGTTTACAATATTCATCAACTTCAGTAGCCCAGTGTTTG